CAGTGAAGGTAATCCAACTGAATTAACAGTTACTGCTGGTCAGATTGTTGGTGGTACTGCTGGTCATAAAGTTAAATATATTTATGATAATCAATATATTCCTCAGGACAAGTTACCATCAGTTGTTGCTAGAAAGAATGGTATTGCTTTAACTGCAAAGGCTCGTAGATTAGCTGTTGAATATTCTCAGTTCGCTGCTTTCCAGGCTAAGCAAGACTACGGTATGGATTTCGAAGCTACAATTGCTCAACAGGCTCAGGCTGAATTAGAGTATGAAATTGATAGTGAAGCTGTTCTTTTAGTTAAGGAAACTGCTGATGCTCTTGGAGCTGATCATAAGTTTGAATGGGTTGATGAAGAACTCGACACTGTTTCTTACTCCATGAAGGCTGAAGGTTTTGCTCGTAAGTTAGAGCAGGCTAAGGCTGCTGTCTACAAGGCAACTGGTAGATTTATGCCTAACTGGATGTTAGTTTCTCCAGATGTTATGCCAATTTTAACATTTGTTAAGGGCTTCAATGCTTCTAACAACACTGTTGCTAATGGTCCATATGTTGCTGGTACCGTTGCTGGTATGAAGGTTATCGTTTCTCCAATGCTTACAAAGGCTTGCTACCTTGGTGTCTTAGGTGCTGATGGCAAGACTGCTGTTGGTGTTTACGCTCCTTATATGCCAATTGTTCCTACTCAGTTACTCGGCTTTGCTGATGGTAGAATGAGCCAGGGCTTCAGTACATTATACGACATGAAGATTATTAACAAATTATTACTCAGCAAGATCGAAATCAAGGAAGGCGATAATAGATTCCTTGGTAACGTTAAAGTTGTTACTGACTAGTAATTAAATAATCGCTATAATTTAAAGAGGATCGAAAGATCCTCTTTTTTATTGTATTCTATATTATGAGATACGTTAGAGTAGATGAAGAACAAACTACACCAATGTTTGTTGAGTATTATTTATATCCTATATTTTCAGATAGTGATGAACCTGACACTTCTCTTACAGGATTATTTAGTATGCAGTTTCAATCATATGATGACGCAGCAGCATATGGAATGTTTATTATGAAGTATCCTAATCAAGCTGCAGCTGTTTATAATAGTAAAAATTTACTAGATCCTCTAAGCAATGAATATGTAAATAGATTAGGTGAAATAGATGAGATTCTTATCTATCAAGAACTTATAATGTATGATAAAGATTGAAATTATGTAGAATGTCCAGAAGAATGCATTAAGTTTGTTGGAAGATTAATAAAAGAGTACGATGAAATAGATAAAAGTACGATGTCATAATACTGCTAAATTTATTATTGGAGGACTTAATAATGAATAAGGCAATTATAAAAGCAGTCCAAGATTTGGAGGCAAAGCTTTTAGCTGGAGTTATTAGTGAACAATTTTATCAAAAAGAACTTGATAATTTACTTTCAATTGTAGAAGATGACATAGATACAGCTAATTATATTAGATTACATAAGGATAGGGACATTTAGTCCCTTTTAATTTGTATATTATAATTGAGAAGGAACTGCTAAATTTAATATATGAAAAGAATAGATGAAGCTACTAGACATCAGCTTTTAAATAAGAGTAAAGATGCTGAAGTTACAAAATCATATGGAACTACAAGATATGAAAGACGCAATCTTCAGCATATTTACAATTCAGTAAGTGCATTTAATAAAATTGACATGAATGCATGTTTTAAAGCTAATTTACTTTCCTTCTTTGTTCCTGTTCAAGGAGAACATGACAATTATGAAGTTGAAGTTCTTTTTGATGGAATATTAGATTCTATAAATAGAGAGCTTAAAAATAATTCATGAACATTTGAATACAAAGTAGTTTATAGAGCAATTATCGATGCAATAAACAAGCAAGATATTTACATAAGTTGTACATGTCCTGATTGAAAATATCGCATGGCTTACTGGTCATCTAAAGGTAGATATAATTCAGGTCATCCTCAAGTAGTTCCTGCAAGAATTACAAATCCTAATGATTCTCAAGGAGCTGGATGTAAGCATGTAATGAAAGTATTAGCTGACTTAGATTGAGCTCTTAAATTAGCTTCATGTATTACAAATTACGTAACATACATGGAAGAGCATTATCCTGATAAATATTTTGATATCATATTTCCAGCTTTATATGGAATGAAGTATATTGATGCAATTAATCAAGGCATTATAGAGCCTCCTGAAGATGAATTAGATGATGCTGAAGATATTCCTATTGAAGAACCAGAAAATGATGAGGAAGATGAAGAAATACCTGAGGAAGAGCCTGAGGAGGAAGTTGAATAATGGAAGTTAAAGATTATATAGATAAAATAAAGTTTCAATTAACTGGTGGCATAATAGATTGCGAACTTGACGATAAAGGCATTGAGAAAGTAATTAATATGTCATTAGAAGAAATGAACAGATATTATAATGTTACAAATTTTATTCAAGTACCAGCTTCAAGTTGTATTGATGTTGTTGAGTATCCTCAGATTGAATCAATTGTAGGAGTTCATAGAATATCTGGTACAAGCTCATCTTCTACAGATAGTTCTACATCAACAGATCCTGCATATATTTCTCAATTGCAGATGTATAATATATCATCGAACTATTATACAAATGATTGAGTATATAGAATGCTCAATTGGTCTACATCACAACAAATAGCAAATACTACTTCAACAGATTTAGATTTTAGATATGATGAGATTAATAAGAAGTTATATGTAAATTACTCTCAAGGCAAACCTGCTGAAGTTGTTATAGAGTTTGTTCCTAGATTACACGATGCTTCTGAAGTTGTAACTAATTTCTGGCAAGATATATTATTAAAACTTTCATTAGCTCATGCTAAAATAATATTAGGAAGAATTAGAACAAGATATACTCAATCGAATGCAATATGAGCAGATGATGGAGCAACATTACTTGAAGAAGGTAATAGTGAATTAACTACATTAAGAGAACAGTTAAGAGTTGCAACTGATTTAGTTTTACCTCTTGATTAGTTTTCTGAAAATTTTTACATAATTTAGCATTTTTAAGTTGCTAAATTTATTATAATAAATAAAATTACGGAGGAATAAAAGTAATGGAATTTTACCTTAAAGAAGCATTCCAAAGTTTGAAATTATTAGAAGATGATTTTAACTTGACTGCCGATCAGGGTGTTATAGATGAATTACAGAGCTTTGTAGCTGATGACATCGAAGCGCCTACTGAAGAGGAAATTATTGATGTAGAGGCTGACGAAGTTGAAGACCTCCAAGATAATTATATTGGTAAAGTCATCCTTGAGTGTGACAGTTGTCATACAAGAATCTACAAGGACATTGCTGATGTCATTATTGATGAAGATTCTGGCTTAGCAAATATTGATGAAGAATGTCCAGTTTGTAGCAATGCATTTGGTTGGAATGTAATTGGAAAAATTGAGAAGTTTGATGCTGATGCTTTTGAAGAAGAACCAAAAGATGAAGAGGAAGCTGAAGTAGAAGAAGAACCAGAAATTTCTGATGAAGAAATTGGTGAAGCTTTAAAAGAAGCTCTTAATGCTGATGAACAACGTGAACTTAATGGAATTGTTTATAATCATTTAGCAGACGCTGCTTATGAAGCTGAAGTCAATCATGGTTTAGATGCTTATAGGTCTGATATGGAAAAGGCTCAGAAAGCATTTAATGATGATTTCTATTTTGGTTCAGTAGAAGAAGATGTTGATGTTCATGTTGATCAGCCTGAAGAAAGTGATGATGTAGTCATTAATGTTGATTCTGATGATGAACTTCGTGAAGAGTTTGAAAATCCTGAAGATGTAGGTGTCAATCCTGAAACAGCTTCTGATGATGCAACAATTTTAGAAGAACCAATGGAAAATCCTGTAACAGAGATTCCAGATAAGTTGGTTGTAAATGAATCTGTTTTAACAGAAGATGCTAATTCAGTTAAGAATCTTGTCATTTCTTATTTACAAGATAGTTTAGTTGATTTTAATGACAACTTAGCTTATACTGTTCATGATGCTATTCCAGAGTATGATGTTGACTGGTGTGACGATGACGGTATGAGTGAATTCGCTGATAGAGCAAATATGACTCAGGATGAGTATGTTGATGCTATTGCTAATTTATTATTTGCACATGCTCCTACTCAAGAATCTTTAGGCGAAGATTTGGAAGAAGTTCAATCTGAAGATGCTGAAAAGTTAATTAATCCTGATGAAGAACCAGTTAAAGAGTCATTATTAAGAGAATGACACAGTCCTAACTATCCTGATGATAAAGGTGTTGATGTCTATCGCGGTGTAAGTATTTTTGTTACTCCAGATAATATTTATACAACTCATGATTCAGTAGTTGGTAATACTACAGGAGAATCAGTAGAAGAAGTTAAAAATAAAATTGATGATATGGCAGAATCTGGTAAAGTTGGTAAATATAAACCAGCTGTCATTATTAACAATAAAGCTGAATTAGATAGATGGATTAATAGTGAATCAAGTGGTATTAATCTTAATAAAGAAAATTCAAATAAATTCCCTAAATTATTTACATTTAATCCTTCATATGATGGACATTTTAAAGATTCATATGATGAGGTACCTGAAGATCAAGTTTATAGATATAAATTCGATGTTCAAACAAGTTTATTTGATGAATCTTTGAAAGAAGACCTTAATGAAGTTGAAGTTCATACAGACAAACAGGATATTGAAGTTAAAACTGAAGATGGTAAAGTAGTTGTTGAAGTTGGTGATCCTGAAGAACCAGAAGCTGCAACTGAAGATGAAATGATTGCTCCATTAGATGCTGAAGAAATTACAGATATTGAAAATAATGAAGAACAATCAGCTCAGGAAGTTGCTATGGAAGATGAATTACCTGCTGAAGAAGAACAAGCTGAAGATGAGTTAGATATTGATGAATTCGATGAAGAATCATTTGATGAAATTGGTGAATCATATCTTCATAGAGTTTATGAAAATGTAAATTCTTTTAAAACAACAAATGTTAACTACGGAAAAGGAAAATTGGTTGTTGAAGGATTGATTAAATTTAATTCTGGCAAAGAAAAGAAAACCTCATTTGTATTTGAAAATTTAAAAAAGACCAAGAGAGGTAAGATTGTTTCTGAAGGATTAAATGAAACATTCTCTAAATCTTCCAAAGCATTTATGTTAAAAGGTTCTTTAGTGAATAAAAAGTTTGTTAGTGAAAGTTTAATTTATAACTATACTGCAAAAACTATTAATGAATCTAATGAATCTGAAGTAACTAGAGTTTACGGAAGAGCTGTAAGAAAATAGGAGTTATTATGGAGAAGGACTACGGAAGATTAGTACAACCTAATGTTCAACTTCAAAGAAGATACTTCAATGAAATGGTAACATTAAGGGGTGTATTTTGTGAATACCAATATCCACTCCAGAATAAACAGTACACTACTCAAGGGGAATTAGATACTTCATACAGTAATCCCCTTCGAGTTGGTTGTATATTTAATGAAAATATTGATCAGAAAACAGCAAAGAGATTAGGTTGAAATGCTGAATTACAAGACCAAGCGTCATTAATCAGCGTTCCATATGATCTTGAAAATTTGCAAATTGGTTGCTTATTTAAGATACCATCTGCATTTGATAATACTCAAGGTAGAAAATTTAGAGTAGTTGAAATGTCAGCTATTCCAATTTATCCTGCCAGTATTACTTGTAGGTTAGTACCTGAATATGAAACTACAGTTGAAAAAGCTGATACTGAATTATTTGTAAATAGTGATTTTAATTTATTAAATCAGGAAGATGAGGAGCATTTTAGATGAAAGTAAAAAGATTAAATGAAGCTTCATACAGTGATATCCAAATGGCTGAAGAAGCTTGAAATGCTGCTTATGGACATGATAAGATCGATGTACTTGAAGAATTTTTAAGAAATAAAGTATTTAGTCCTAATAGTTATATAGTTGATACATTACTTAAATTTGGTGATGAATTTTTAATCAAATGAGTTAATGCTATGAAATGAGTTGAACTTGGTCGTGGAAATAATGAGTTTATGAACTTATTAAAAATGATAAATGATCATGATGCTCCACTTCAATCAATTGATTCATTTACAAAAGTGTATAATGCTTATTCTGATGGAAGTATAAGTAATGATGATTTAAGGAATAATTTTTGAAAAAATATTGTAATAAAAAATAATCCTAGAATTAATCTATATACAAGAAGTGATGAAGAGTTTAGAGATATATTAAAATATTTAAATGATTGCATAGAAAAAGGTTTTGATGAATCTAAATTAACAAGTATATTCTATGAAGGTGATGGAAGATCTTTAAAATCAATCGCAGGAATTGAACAAGCGCTAAATAGTAATGGAGGATCTGTAAGAAGAAGTCGATCTACACAAACTCAAGCTCAAAATCTTAATGATCAGCAGGCTAGAGATATGATTGATAGTTTATTACAGCGCCAAGGTATAGTTGATTATATTAAACAAAATAATCTTATATAATGAAATTAACGATTGAAAAAATTTATAGTAAAGATTTTATAGATTATATAGTTAACTATATTCAGGATAAAGTTATCGATACATTTAATAATATTGAAGCACAAAAGATTAATAAAGAGTTTAATGTTGATACATATCAAATATTTAAGTTAGCTGTTAAGAATTTGATTATTAAGGAATCACCTACAAATTACACAGTTACTATAAATAGGAATGTAAGATATAAAGGTTACAATTTAAACTCATTAGTAAATATGATAACCTATGGTAATAGAACTTGTAAAGGTTATCCTTTAATTGAAAAGATATTTAATTTAGTCCACAATAATATAGATATATTATATAAGGAGTGATTAATTGGCTATTAGATTTTATGATGATGCTTTAACTGATAAAATTAAAAAATGAGTTAAAGATCCTAATATGAAAATATTAAAGCCATCTGAATCAACAAGACTATTTCAATTGAATGCTGATCAAACAGATGATAAACCTTT